GCTTCTTGTCACGGCTCGGAGTGTGAACCTAATCCGTGAACTTAGAAACTACAAATGGAAGGAAGACAAGAACGGCAAGCAACTCAATGAACCTGTCGACTCATTCAACCACGCCATCGACGCGATGAGGTACGCGATCACCTTCAACCAAACGAACCCGAACTTCGGCTCTTACGCTATCGGATAAAATACGGGCTCCCGTAAAATTCCCGCATAATATCCGTAAACCCGTAAGATTCACGCAAACACGCAAAATTCACGCATTTTTCACGCATTCCGTTTTGTATAAGGAAACCAATCAAATCAAGTTATTAGAATGATGGAACTCAAACTCCCGCACCGATGGTCTGATCTCTCACTCGGAGAACTCCAGGTCATGATGACCGCAGACAACCCACTCGAGAAGATATCCATCTGCTCGGGGTACTCGGTGGAGAAACTGCGTGCGATGCCTCAGAAGCTCATAGATGCCGCCTCAGCGCATTTGGACAACCTTCTCACCCAAGAGACCGCACGACACGAGAAAGTCGTTGAGATGGACGGAAAACGCTTTGGCTTTATTCCGAACTGGGATGAGTTCACAGCGGGCGAGTGGATTGACATGGAGAATCACCTCGAGGACTTTTGGGCAAACGCTCACAAGATTACCGCTCTCCTCTATCGGGAAGTGACCTACGAACTCGGAGACAAATACGAGGTCAAGAAGTACACAGCCAAAGAAGATGCAAGCATATTTGAAGAGATGCCCGCAGACCTGATCTCGGGGATGCTGCTTTTTTTTTGGACTTCCAGAAATCAACTGCTTCACGATATGCAGTTCTCTTTGCTGGAGGTAGCGGACAAAGCGATCCAGTCGGCGAGAAATGGGGATGGTACCATCTCCTCTATTCCCTCGCAGGGGAAGACATCCTCAAGATGGACTCGATTACGGAACTCCCTGTTCAAGTCGTATTCCAACACCTCAGTTATTTAAAAGACAGAAGCTCACATGATCACGTTCAATAACATCGTCGAAAGGTTTGAAGACTTCGCGACGAGTCACTTCTTCATCAAGTCATTCTCATTCGGTTCTCCGGATGATGTGGACCTCGCAAAGTTTACCGAGTTCCCTCTCATGCATTTGGTTTACACCGGGGCAACCTATGACAGCGGAACCAAGACTTACAATATCGAAGTCTATATCTTGGACGTTCCCGCAGACAAGAGCGATAAAGTAGAACGACAAAGGGAGGTCGTATCGGATGCAGAACAATGCGCTGAAGACATTATCGCAGATATCCGCATGGGTGGAAATATCTTCACCTTCGCCCAGGATTATGAAGTCGTAAACGCGACAACAACCCCACTCGAGGAAGAGACAAAGAACGTTCTCTCTGGCGTGCTGCTCGATCTGTCAGTTGCTATCCCTTACGAGTGGGACGCTTGTAACGCTCCAATTGATGGGGTCAGTCCTGCGGGCGGTGATGAACCTTCATACGCGAGACGCGGGTTTTTGAGGATGCTTACTATCGACGGCTCAACCGATGTCCTCAGCGTTCGCACAATCAACGTAACGAACGGGACGCTCACCGATGATGGGGACGGGGTTGTCACTTTGGACACAGGAGGCGGAGGAGCTGAAAGCATCGAGGATCTAACCGACGTAACAATTTCCAACCTCGAGAATCACGATGTCTTAAAATACAACAGCGGACAAACGCGGTGGGAAAATGTCGATTGGCTTTTGGTGTTGTATACTGAACTGAAACAAGGCAATAGCACAACACAGAACAACGGAGGCGCGACAGATAGCAGCCTCGAGTTAACGGTTACACAGGCGAAACTAAAGGCGGGAATTACGGGCGTAGAAATTACGGAGACAAGCCCCGGAGATATCGATCTCATCGTGGCAACGGATGCATCGGGCGCGACGGCTTACACGGCTATCAATATAGACGGCTCGACAACTGCAAGCGAGGCAGATATCAATCTTCATGGTAACGTTTACATTCACGACGACGGGAACGGCACAAAGGCGCGGATGCGTCTCAATAGCGCGGGCAATGTAAACTTGAGCTTGCCAACCTCATCCGGTACGCTTGCACTTACGGACGATATTCCAAGCGTCCCAGTTGACTCGGTAAACGGAGAGACGGGCGTTGTGGTATTGGTTACAACAGACATAAACGAAGGGACGAATCTGTATTACACAGAAGCACGGGTTGCAGCGAATAGCGCAGTCGTGGCGAATACGGCGAAGGTTGGAATCACAACCCAACAAGCTTCAGACATTACCGCCAACAACGCGAAGACTGGCATTACTTCAGGGCAAGCTAGCGAGATAGCAGCCAATACGCTTAAGGTTGGAATCACGACGCAGCAAGCTTCGGATATCACAGCGAACAATGCGAAGACAGGAATAACCACACAACAGGCGAGCGACATAACAACAAACAACGCGAAGAATTCTTACCCTTCAGCGGATGCGTCCAAGCTCGCAGGAATTGAAGCTGGAGCAGAAGTGAACACGGTTGATGATGTTACGGGCGGCACGGGCTTAACGGCAAGCCCAACGACTGGGAGCGTAGTATTGAACCTCGATGATACAGCGGTAACGGCAGGCAGTTACACAGCGGCAAACATCACGGTTGACGGACAAGGACGGATAACAGCCGCAGCTAACGGAAGCGGCGGCGGTGGAACTTCCTACCACGATCGCTTTGCAACTGATGCGGAGACTTTCCGAAGCGGTGCAACGGCAACCCTAGAACTGTACTACACAGCTAAAGCGGACGGGGATGGACTCGCAGAAAGCGCAAGCAGCGACACGCCAACAGCGGGCAATATTATCAAGAGGAAGATATATTACTCAGAGGCAGCATTTGCAGACCCCGACACAGGCACTTGGGTTGAGTTCACACCAGCACCCGCAGACGATGCGTCTTTTGCTACGGTGAAGGCGGCACTTTTGGAGTATCTCAAAGCGAGGACGGGCGGCACAGTTCCGATAAGCCTCAAGCAAACGTGGGAGGAAGTTACAAGCGTACAATATTTGCTCGACAAATCATTTGGAAGCGGAGCAGAGGCGGCTTATTCCACGCGGCAACTTCGCGCAGCACAAACCGACTGCATGGTTATTCGCAGGGCATCGGATAGCACGACCACAACAATAGGCTTTGACGGTTCAGGCAACATCGACGAGGCGGCTATAACGACTTTCTGCACGGGCACAACGTGCACGGGTCAAGTTTGGCGAGACCAGTCAGGCAACGGGAACGACGCGACCGCACCTACTCCAGCGGCAGAGCCAACAATCTACACGGGCGGAGCCTTAATAAAAGAGGGCGGGCGTTTGGTGTTAGATTTTGATGGCTCAGATGATTATTTAAAAACATCAGATTATATTGTTGAGCTTTCGCAAAATGCCGCTTCTTTGTTTGCTGTAAATCAAACAGGTAACCTGAATACAAATAATTACATACTTTCTGAGGGGGATAATTTGTCACCGTATTCGAGTCAATTCATTTTAGGAGGAGGTGGAACAAATGCAGCGAGTATTTTGTGGGTTAACTCGACCTTGTTTGGAACGATGCAAACGGGGCAAAGGTTAATTGGATTTGATTACAATCAGACGAATTTTCAAACCTATATCGACGGAGCAGCAAGCGGAAACGCGGCAACGGCAACAGTGAACACGGAAACGAGCCTCTACAGCTATATAGGAACACGGGCGGACGCAACGAGCGCGTTTTATAATGGTCAGATTCAGGAGCTTATAACATATAAAAGCGACAAATCAAGCAACCGCACCGACATTGAAGAAAACATCGGCGATTACTTCACCCAAAACACTCCACTCCTCGACACGTATTCAGGTGCGGCGGCGGCGTATTCATTGAGGCTTTTGGACTCGACGTATACAGGTAGCGCGGTAGAGGTTTATAACGGGAGCAGTTACGCGGATATAGGCTTCAACGTATTCGGTGAACTCGATACCGTTGCACTTGCTGCACATTGTGGAAGCAGCAACGGCTTTGTTTCGAAGTTTTATGACCAGAGCGGAAACACGAACACGGCAGCGCAAACGACGACAAGTCGAATGCCTAAGATATACGACGGCACGACGGGAGTAATAACGGAGAACGGAAAGCCCGTTATACTCTCTGAAACAGGTGGACAATTCTTGAAGAAAACTGGCTTTAGCGAAACAACAATTGAAGCTTTTGTGACTGCTAAAACTAGCAGCGCGTTCAATTACTCTGCAGCTATTTGCGGCTCCAACGCGAAATACATACTCATTGCGCAGGAAAATAGCACAACAACAATTTTGAATCAAGACTCAGGAACTGTAGTATACAGGTTAGACACAGCTTCATATTCTCCTACGAATAGGGGTGACGTGTATAGCGATTTCGAAGATAACCAAAGGTTGCTCGGAGTTTCATTTGATGCTACGTCTTGGAGTGATTTGTATTTAGGTTATACGGGAAACACCGTTTTGAATATGTTTTCTTTTCAAGAGATTATTTTATACGGCTCTGACCAATCTACGAACCGCGCGAACATCGAAAGCAATATCAATACCTTTTACGACATATACTGATGAACGGTTATATCATAGTCCTACCAACAGACACGCAGACAAGCGAGCGCAGAGCGTATCAAATCACGCGCGAACTATACAACATATCTCGCCCCGTATTGACACAGGCAGAAGGCGAAGCGGCTTCGACCGTGTTTGGTATTGTCGTACACCCTGAC